ATTACAGCCGGATAACAAAAAAGAAAGGAATAGTGCCGCCTTCGCGATGCCCCGGCGGCGTAGGGTGTGTCTGGCCTGTAAGGTGGCCGTCATCGCTATCCTTCCTATATGTGAGGAGAAGAAAAGAGTTGTTGGATATTGGTATAAACCGCACTTCGGGTCAAGCGGTGCGGTGCGCTACGGAAGGCCTGATGAAGCCTGACCCTAATCAAGGGATCGACATCGCGCAGAATCTACAAGGGTAGCAGCCCTTGCCGTGCCTACGGTGAGACTCTCGGTCAATTTCCCAAAACCGACGTGTCCGTAAGCCTGTCTATGGGAGACGTTCCGCTTCGCGGATACGATCTTGTTCCCATTCCCTGAGAATCTTTACCAGTTGTTTGCTGATAGGACGGTCCTCATGCTTTGCCAGGATCTTGATGTCCTGATACACGTTACGAGGAACCGCAATTGACTTATATTTTTCAGTGTCCATCTGCGAGAGTATAGGATGGTCAGGGATACTTAGCAAGCTTCCCACTTCAATTTTTGTTGAAGTGGATGAGTGTCAACCCGTGGGCGGCTTTTGACGTTCCAACCTTGGCCCACTTTGGTTGTAGCCTCCCCCAAGCATCGCCAACCGGCTCCCCGCAAACTAGCCCCACCCTCCGATGCTAACGTATAGGTAATCAATTTTGTGTAACCCAAAGCTTTTGCAGCTTGCCAAGCACTTGCATAAAGCTTGGAACAGGCGTTTTTTGTACCATCGGTGCAACATCGATTGACTTCAAGAGTCCAACCATCATCCAACAGCCTAGCAACCGGTCTACCCACAATCGCTACACCTACCACTTCAGCACCACGCGATACGGCCAAACAAAATTTAGATCCCGGCACCGGTTTATGATGTCGGTGATAGTTTTTTACAAACTCGTTGGCTTCTTTGAAACTGATAGGGGTGATTTGTAGTTTTTCACGCAAGTTCTTTCGCTTCTCCCCAGCTCGGCCCAAGGTCAATGTCACATTTATTTGGAACCCTGAGTTCTATAGCCTCTTCCATAACCTTTTTGATCCGTCGTGCGTGGTCTGCGTTCATTACACTACAGCCCAACTCATCGTGAACCTGGATAAGTGGTAGCTCACCCGCTTCGTACAGGTCAACCATCGCTTGTTTTGTCATATCGGCTGCACTAGC